TTCCAACAAGAATGCCTAAAGAGTTTGACATACAAGAATTTATTGATTATGATACGCAGTTCTCAAAAACTTTTCTTGAACCAATCGGTTTGATTTTGAATTCTATTGGTTGGAAAGCAGAGAAACAATCAACACTTGAATCGTTCTTTGGATGAAAAACATACGAATCATCAAAACAGGCATCAATGTTTCAAAAATATTGAAACAGATTGAAGAGAAGCCTGAGTATTGGAATTTCCAACAATCTTTACCTGACAGTAAAGTTTTGGATCCACATGTTTACATAAGTGAAGCGGCTGTTATGCAACTTGTGATTGGCTATGTTACTCATTCTGATGAATATGTTTTCGATTCAGAAGGTTGTATGCCAGCACCAGCATACTATCATCACACTGCTACGATTGGATTCTTAAAAAGACATTTCAAAGAATTTCGTCGTGCTGGCTTTCTTGCATTACCGCCGGGTGGTGTGACTGGTACACATACTGATTTTGGTAAGTATTATTTGACAAAAGATAGATATCACTTGTCAATACAAGGTCGATATGAGTATACTGTAGAAGATGAAAGTATTGTTGTTGAACCTGGCACATTGTTTTGGTTTGATAACAAGAAAAATCATTCTGCAAAAAACATAGGCAACAATGATCGTATAGTTTTAGTTTGGGATGTTCCACATTCAAAAGATAATCCATGATACATGTAATACTACCATTTTTGACTGCTATAGCACTGTCTGGTATCGCAGCATACTATTCAGTGATTGGTCTTGCACAGATATTTCCTGGCTCATACTGGCCAATCATCATCATGGGTTCTGTGCTTGAAGCAGCGAAACTGGTAACTGTGTCGTGGGTATACAATCATTGGAAAACAACATTCTCTGCACTCAAACTATATTTTCTCATTGCTGTAGTTCTTTTAATGGGAATTACTTCAATGGGAATTTTTGGTTATCTTTCAAAAGCACACATTGAACATTCATCGACTATCGCACCACAAGTTGCAAAGGTGGAAATTTATGATAAAAAGATTGAAGCACTCCAAGCGACCATTGAGAGGAATGACAAAAACCTTAAACAGTATGATGAGTCTGTCGATCAAGTTATGGGCAGATCGAAAGACGAAAGGGGTGCCGAGAGGGCATCACAGATACGCAAAGCCCAACAGAAAGACCGTGAGAGAATCGCTTCAGAGAATGCAAGGATTCAAAAAGAGATACAGAAACTTACAGAAGAAAAGTTACCTTTATCCTTGGAAGTTAAGAAGGCTGAATCAGACTTGGGACCTATCAAGTACGTTGCCGAGGTAGTATATGGTACACAAGATCGTGACTTGATCGACAAAGCAGTTCGGCTGGTAATCTTCATCATTATTATTGTGTTCGACCCACTTGCTGTGTTATTATTGATAGCATCAAATCAAACATATCGTAGAATCAAAGAAGAAAAAGATGAACCTGAAACAATTAAAAAGGTTGTAAAGAAGAAAAAACTTGACAGCACACCGTCACGCACGTTAGAATCATTTTTTGTAGATGATAAGCACACGGTAATACCAAAAGACAAAATTGCAGATATTGGAGATATGAATGAGCGTACTTGATAAACTAAAGAAAGCATCGACAATCAAAGAAACATCGATACTTTCTAAATCGAAGTTCTTTACAGATAAAGATATGATTCAAACCGATGTGCCCATCATCAACGTTGCATTGTCGGGGAATCTAGATGGTGGTTTGACACCAGGTCTAACGATGTTTGCCGGTCCATCAAAACACTTTAAGACGGCATTTGCACTGTTAATGGCAAAATCATATATGAAGAAGTACGAAGATGCCGTTGTACTATTTTATGATTCAGAGTTCGGTACACCACAATCATACTTTGATGCATTTGGTATTGACACTGAACGTGTTCTTCACACACCAATTACTGATGTTGAACAATTGAAACATGATATCATGAATCAGTTGCAAAACATTGAAAAAGATGATAAAGTAATTATTGTTCTTGATTCGATTGGTAATTTGGCATCAAAGAAAGAAGTTGAAGATTCAATCGAAGGTAAGTCTGTTGCCGATATGAGTCGTGCAAAACAGATGAAGTCGTTGTTCCGTATGGTCACACCACATTTGACAATCAAAGATGTTCCAATGATTGTTGTTAATCACACATACAAAGAAATTGGTATGTTCCCGAAAGACATTGTTGGTGGTGGCACAGGTTCTTATTACTCAGCCGATACAATCTGGATTCTTGGTCGTCAGCAAGATAAAGATGGCACAGAAATTGTAGGATATAACTTTATTATCAACGTAGAAAAATCAAGATATGTCAGAGAAAAATCTAAAATACCTGTTACTGTATCCTTTGACGGTGGTATTAACAAGTGGTCTGGTTTATTGGATATTGCACTCGAAGGCAATTTCGTTACTAAGCCAAGCAATGGCTGGTACGCTAAAGTAGACCAAGATACAGGTGAAGTTCTTGAGAAGAAACGATTTGCTGATACACAAAATGAAGAATTCTGGAAAGATATTCTTGTAAATGAAAATTTCAAAGAATATGTAAGGAAGAAATATGAAATCACTTATAGCAGCATTCTTGGAGAAGATGCCGTTTTGGAAGAGGAAGATGAAGCCACAAATTAATGAAGATTTCACACTTCTTGATTCTGATGATGGATTCAAAACTGGTATTGGTATCTTAAAAGGTACCTACCAGGGAGTTCTTTATCACTATGGTAAGGTGAGAATTTCTGAAGAAGATGATCATGCAAAAATGACCTTTGCTTATACGATAATCTCTTCACCACAAATACCAATAGATGATTTAACACAAGACCCTGAGTTTCATACACTCATCGGTGACATATTAACTGAAATTTTAACCTCAAAGAATTATGAAGCGCCTAGAGACTACGATCCTGAAGAATTTGATATTTAATGAGGACTATGCAAGAAAAATCATTCCTTTTTTAAAGACCGAATACTTCACAGACTCAACAGAAAAAAATCTGTTTGAGGAAATTAACGAACACATAAATCAATTCAAACATCTTCCTACCTACGAATCGCTCATCATCAACTTCACAGAATCACGCCGACTAACCGAAGAGCAAGTCGGAAAAGCAGTTGAAATGATTCGTGAAATCAATGCAGACAAAAATGATCCTACGGATGTAGATTGGCTTACCCTGCAAACTGAAAAGTTTTGTCAAGATAAAGCAATTTACAATGCCATCATGAAGTCTGTTAAGATTCTTGATGATAGGAACAATAAAGAAGACAAAGGAATGATACCAAAGATGCTGTCTGATGCTCTTGGTGTGTCATTCGACAACTCTGTTGGTCATGATTACATTGATGATTCTGATAATCGATTTGATTTCTATCATCGACATGAAACAAAGATACCATTTGATCTTGACTTGTTTAACAAGATTACCAAAGGTGGTCTACCAAAGAAAACTTTGAACATTGCACTTGCTGGCACTGGTGTTGGTAAATCTTTGTTCATGTGTCACGTTGCTGGCTCTTGTTTAGCACAAGGCTTGAACGTTTTGTATATCACCATGGAAATGGCAGAAGAAAGAATTGCTGAACGTATTGATGCAAATCTACTGAACATTGATATTGCTGACCTGAACTCTATCAGTAAACAAGATTATGACCGCAAGTTCTCTGCATTGAAAGTCAAAACACATGGTAAACTTATCATCAAAGAGTATCCAACAGCAGCAGCCTCAGCACTACACTTCCGTGCTTTGTTAAATGAATTGCAACTCAAAAAGAGTTTCAAACCTGACATCATCTTTATTGACTATCTTAACATTTGTGCAAGTGCCAGGATCAAGCCTGGCGCTAACGTAAATAGTTATTCTTATATTAAGGCTATTGCGGAAGAACTTAGGGGTCTTGCGGTTGAGTTTGAAGTGCCGATAGTATCGGCTACACAAACGACCCGTTCTGGCTTCACCTCCAGCGATCCTGGTCTTGAGGACACCAGTGAGTCTTTTGGTCTACCAGCAACAGCCGATTTTATGTTTGCTTTGATAAGTACCGAAGAGTTGCAACAATTGAATCAGATACTAATTAAGCAACTAAAGAATCGATACAATGATCCAAACTATTTCAAAAGATTTGTCGTGGGTATTGACAGGGCTAAAATGAAACTGTATGATGTTGAACAGTCAGCACAAGAAGACCTTGTGGATTCTGGCCAAGTTGATGATAAACCATTGAACAGTTTTGGTGATCGTGAAAGAATGTCTGAGATGAAGAACAAGTTTGGAGGATTCAAAGTATGAGTTACGTGAGAACATACGACAATGTTTTACCACCAATACTTTGCCGAAATACAATAGATAAGTTTGAAAAAAATGTTGATCAACAAAAGAATGTCGTACTTGATGGTCACAGGTCATTTACAGAAATCAATCTAAATCAAAATTCAAATTTTTGGAAAAAAGAGATAGACTATCTTATGTCTACTTTACACAACTATGTTGAAGTTTATAAAAAGGATGTTGGTGTAGATGAAATGGCTTGGCCTCAAGAATACGGGTTCGAAGAATTGAGAATGAAGCGGTACTTACCTAATGATAAAGATGAAATACAGTTTCATGTAGACGTAGAGAACCACGATTCTGCTCGAAGATTCCTTGTGTTTTTTTGGTACCTAAATGATGTTCATGAAGGTGGTGAAACTATGTTTCAACTGAACAAAAATGTGCCACCTAAGGTCAAAGTTCAACCTAGAGAAGGTAAACTGCTCATATTCCCACCTTTGTGGACACACCCGCATATTGCCAGTCGGCCAGTAGACACCACCAAGTATATTATTGGTGGGTACTTACACTATCTGTGATAATATAAATACTCTAATAACCACTGAAAGGGTGTTTAATGAGTGCTGCTTCCGACAAGTTTGAAAATGATGTTGCCAAAAACATCAACAAAATACCAGGTATAAAAGCCCTGAGGCCAAAAGTTAGTACAGAATATTCTGATGTGTTGATGGAATATAAAAATTTCAAAGGGGATAATGGAATTTGGATTGAAGTGAAAATGTCTCACACAGATAATCTATCTAATCCACGGGTTTTCTATGAAAAGGGAAAGTGGCACACAACTTACAAAACTCCTGCTGCAAAACACACTGTAGAAATTTTGAACAAGTCGGCACAAGCAAAAAAGTTCATCAAAGACATTGCAAAATTTTCTGGAATTCCAGAGAAAATGATTAAGATACCTACCACAAAAAGTGGATTGAAAGAAGAAGGTGCTGTACCACTTAGTGTGATGAAAGCCTATTTTAATCAACCAAACATTAATCGCTACATTGCAAATGAAGAAAATTATAATTTAGGTGATGTTGTGACTGAGCATTATACGATTGGTAAAGCAAAGCCGGCATACTACATGCAAGCAGGTGATGATTTTTACATGATATCAAAAAAGAACCCACTGAAAATGAAAGGTATTCCTGTTTTAAGTGGTTTAGGTGATTTCAAGGTTCGTGTTGCAACACGTTCAGAATTTTATGAAGTACAGGCGGAAATTAAAATTAAAAAAATGCCTAACAGTAAATTTTCTGTGGCACCAGGCACGAAAAAACAAAACCCATTTCTAAGTATGACAGTATGAAATTCATGGAATATTTAAAAGAGAGTAAAGAAGGCAAGAATGTTCACCTAGAACATCTTGAAGATAACGTATTAAATGGTGGAGTATCAGGCGCACGTGAAGCAATAGATTTTCTGCGTTCTTTACGTAATATGCTTGCCGGTCACACAGGCACAAAAATGAATGTGACCACAAAATGGGATGGCGCACCTGCTATTTTTGCTGGTACGAATCCAGAAAACGGTAAATTTTTTGTCGGCACCAAATCAGTATTTGCAAAAAATGCAAAATTGAATTATACTGATAAAGATATTGATGAGAATCACCCCGGTGAAGGACTCAATCAAAAACTCAAACTTGCACTGGCATTTTTACCTAAGTTGGGTATCAAAGGTGTATTGCAGGGTGATATGATGTTCTCTAAAGGTGACATCAAAAAAGAAACAATTAGTGGTGAAGAATATATTATTTTTCAACCAAACACAATCGTGTATGCTGTGCCACTAAAATCTAAATTGGCACAGTCAATGCTTGCTGCACAAGTTGGTGTGGTGTTTCATACATCATACTCTGGTAAATCATTGGAGACAATGAAAGCATCATTCAACATTGATATTGGTCATCTAAAGACAACAAAAGATGTTTGGTTCCGTGATGCTTCATTTACCGATGCATCTGGCTCTGTTACATTTACTGAAGAAGAAACTGCTGCTATCACATCAATTCTTTCAAATGCTGGTCGTTTGTTCAACACAATACCCGCACTGACATTGAATCGTATTGCTGCATCGGATGTTTTTCTAACGCAAATCAAAACATTCAATAACACAAAAGTTCGTGAAGGTAAAAAGATTGCTGATACAAGAATTCATACACAAGAGTTGTTGAATTGGATTGAAGCAAGATTAAACAAAGAGATTCTTGCAGCCAAGAAAGAAGATACAAAACAAAAACGTATCAAAGAAAAAAATGAAGTCATGCGTTTCTATCGTTCAAATGCAATTCAATTGAAATTGATTTTTGATTTGATGAATCTGATTGTTGATGCCAAACTGATGATCATTCGTAAGTTAGAAACGATCAAGAGTATTGGCACATTTGTTCGCACGGACGATGGCTTCCGTATTACTGCACCAGAAGGATTCGTGGCAGTTGACCACTTAGGTAAAGCACTGAAGTTGGTAGATAGACTTGAGTTCAGCAGACAAAACTTTAACGCACAAAAGGCATGGGACAAATGAGTTACGACATTAATAAAATTTTAGCAGAGTATGGTGATGATGATTTTGGTTTCAGCACAGTTGATGAAGTTGAATATCAAGCAGTCATTGCGGAGAAAGATGAGACTGTTGAAGAGTATAAAGCAAGACTTCAGCAAGTAGAAAAGATCATCATGCCATTTCTGACAAATCTGTACAAGACAGCAAGTCAACCATATATTCATTGGCCAAATCGTGGACCAATTATTGAAAAGCAAATGCAAAAAGTATTGCAATTGACGAGGGGATAATGGTTACAATATCTGACACTGCCGTAAAGAAAATTAAATCTATCATTGCTGAAGAAGACCCTTCACTCAAACTACGTGTGTTTGTGCAGGGTGGTGGTTGTTCGGGTTTTCAATATGGCTTCTCAATAGAAGAATTGCCGGCAGCAGACGATGACTTTACATTTGAAAGAGATGGCATTGGAGTTGTTATAGATAGTATGAGTATGCAGTACATGAATGAAGCGGTGATTGATTATAAAGAAGATATGATGGGTGCTTCATTTACAATCAAAAATCCAAACGTGACCGCAACATGTGGTTGTGGTTCTTCATTCACGATATGAAAACATTTAAAGATTATCTAAAGGTAAACAAAGATAGCAGACAAGAGTTCGTGTCTAAGGCTGGTGGTGGTGAGTGGGGAAGACCTGAACTCACTGCTAAATATCTTGATGACACTCCTGGTCAAAGCACACAACAATATAAAAAGTTTACAGGAAGTTGGAAAGAAACTGACATAAAATAAATCATTGGAGATATTATGAAAGATTTGATAGTGGGGTGTTCGACCAATTATGACTGGTCGAAATTAAAATATTGGATTAATTCCATCAACGAATCAGGCTTTGAGGGTGATAAAGTTCTGATTCTCATGAACTGCGACAAAGATACCACACAAAAGGTAACAGACGCAGGCTTCTCAGTCATTGCATTCAATCAAGATAAAGACGGCAACTTAATTTATCAGTCACAACTGATGGTACATGTTGAACGTTTTATTCACATCTATAAACTACTCAAAGATAATGACTATCGGTATGTGATTACCACAGATGTAAGAGATGTTATCTTTCAAAAAAATCCAGTGAAATGGTTAGAAGAAAATTTATCCGAACAAGAAGATTTGGTGTTTTCTTCAGAGAGTATGAAATATAAAGATGAACCATGGGGTCGTGAGAACATTACACAATGTTATGGCCAAGGCATCTATGAAGACTTCAAGAATAATACAATCTTTAATGTCGGCGTTCTTGCTGGTCGTGGACATGCAATGAGAGATTTGACACTACAGTTGTTTTTGAATTGCATTAATCGACCAATACCAATTGTTGATCAAGCGGTGTTTAATGTGATGATATCAAGACACCCATACGTGAAAACTTCAATGTACATGAAGTCTGAAGAGGGTTGGGCGTGTCAGTTGGGTACAACTGCCGATCCAAGCAAGATTGATTCATTCAGACCACATCTTTTAGAACCATCACCGAAATTAGATGGTGACAAGGTTGTAACTTCTGAAGGAATAGAGTATACTATAGTTCATCAGTACGACCGTGTACCAGAATGGAAGAAAGTGATTGAGGCAAAATATGACGACAAATAGAATTAAAGAATTATTTTGGGAATTAGATAAGCCATCTACCAAATGGTCAGGTTACTTTGATGTTTATGAAAGACATCTAAAGAAGTTCGTTGGTAAAGCACCACGCATACTAGAGATTGGTATTCTAGGTGGTGGTTCTATTGAGATGTGGTTGAAATATTTTGGACCCGGCACTTCTGTCGTTGGTCTTGATATCAATGAAGAATGTTTGAAGTATGAATACAATGGTGATGTTAAGATTGTGATGGGTGATCAAGGTGATCCTGCATTCTGGGATGAATTTCTGAAAACACAAAACAAGTTTGATATTGTGATTGATGATGGTTCACATGTAATGAATCATCAAATTACCACATTGAACAAAGTATTTCCACATATCAAAGAGGGTGGTGTATTTGTATGTGAAGATACTCATACAAGTTATTGGCCACAACCATGGGGTGGTGTGTTCCGTGGCGCAGGTACATTCACAGAGCATTCAAAACGAGTGACTGATATTCTCAATCAACAACACTTTCAAGGCACACCAATTTCTGATGAAGCATTGTCTGTTTACGATAATCTTTATTCAGTAGCATTCTACAACTCTATGGTTGTGATGGAAAAAGAAGAACTAAAAACATTTGGCATCACAGATAACAAAGCAAACGTAGGAAGAGAACTATGAAGATAGCACTATGCATTTCTGGTCAACCACGTATGTGGGAAAAAGGCTTTGAGTATCATCATCAAAACATTATCAAAAATAATGATGTAACTGTGTTTCTACATTCGTGGGAAATGCCAGCAGAAGAAATGCAAAATATTTCAGAGAAATATAATGCACACAGTTTTATCACATCACCAAATCCCACAATTGATTTATCAAAATACACAAACACACCGCCACCATCAGCAAACTGGAAAGTTAAAGATGGTCGCATGTCAACATGGGCGCAGATGTTTGCTATCTATGAGTGTATGCGTACAAAGCGTGAGTATGAAGAATATCACAACATGAAGTTTGATTGGGTTGTTCGGTCACGTTTCGACTTTGCAATCAATGTCCGTATACCGTTTGATACATTAAATCCAAACAAACTATACATTCCAAATTGTCGTATGTCACCGAATCGTGACTTTGGTAATGATCAGTTTGCATTTTCGTCTTCTGAAAACATGGACAAGTATTCATATGCATATCAACATTATGATGAATTCTACAACAATGGTGTGCAGTTCATGATGGAAGACTTTATGAGTGCCAACTGGAAACGATATGGTCTTGTTGGTGAAAATCTTGTGTACTGTGATGTCAATCATCCATTCTCACCAGGTGAGTACAATGGCACGTGGCATTCACTGTTGCGAAATGATATGGAAGAATGGTTGAAATGAATCTCATAATCTGCATGGCGGGATACAACACCCGTTTTCATGATGTTGGCTTTGATATACCAAAATACCTTTTACCTTGGAATGACAAGACAATCATATATGATATTTTGAAGAATCTTGGTTGGGTTACACAACTGATTCTTGTGGCCAATAAGAGAGACATTTATTTTAAAGATCAACTTGTTGAAGCAATCAAACCACTAGGTTGGAATGAGAGTAATATTCTATATATCGGCGACACAAAAGGTCAAGCACACACAGCAGCAATTGGTATTGAACAACTGAACAACAAATATTTACCAACGTTCATACACAATGCGGATACAATTATCAAAGGTCGTCGTATAGATTTTATTGCTGATGACTTAACTGCAAAGCATGATGCATACATTGATGTGTTTGTGGGTAATTCACCAAAGTATTCGTATGTTCGTGCATTTGAAAACACGGTAATTGAAATCGTAGAAAAGAAACAAATCTCACCGTATGCATCGTCGGGTTTCTATGGTTTCCTAACCGGACACCTTTACTTAGAATATTATAACAAGTTAGCCGAAAAAGATGGTGAATTATATATTGCAGATGTGATACAAAGTATGATACAATCTAATAAGCAAGTATTCATGAATCCTCTTGGTAGTAATCAAGAGACAATTGTGCTAGGCAGTCCTCAAGAATACGGTATTGAAATAGCAAGACAAACATTAGGTGCAAAATGACAACGATATCATTGAAGGGTGGTTCATTAAGTAGAACTTACTGGCTACCAGATGAGAAAATTGTTCGTAAAGAAATTTCACGCATAGAAAATCGTGAGTATGGTTTCATGCGTTGGTATTCTCAGTTAAAGAAATTACAAGAATACAATACACTATATCCTGGCTTGTTTCCTAAAGTTGTAAATGTAGATTCAAACAAAACAACTGCATGGTTTGATTTAGAATACCTTGAAGGTTTTCGTGACATCAAAAGCATTCTCAGCAAAGACATATTGAGTGAAGATCAAATCTTCAGAATGAGTCAAGCGGTTTGGAAAGGTTTGAATACTCTTCATTCAATTAAAAAAGAACCTATTCCTGGTGCGCCAAGACTTTATTTTGATGAAGAGATTGATCAAAAGATTGCTGATGCAATAAGTTTACCCTCATTCAAAGACTTCTTTTATCGTGGCACATATGGTTTCAACGGAGACCTTATCGTAGGTATTGGTGGTTATCTTCAAGTTTTGCAAGAATACTTTGCAGAATTGAAAAACGATGATGAGTGTAATATTCATGGTAATCCCACACTTGAAAACATCATGTATTCATTTGAAGAAGACCGTGTAGTTTTCATCGATGTTTATGATGAAAGCATGTGGAATACCAAGTATCTTGACTATGCACAAGTTCTACAGTGTTCACGTAGTCACTATGGTTTTATCAATGATCGTGATGTTCGTGTTATAGGAATTGATTTGTTTAATCCACATGGCGACACAGAAAACTTCGACACATTCAACAAACACTTTATCTCTGAGTTGCCAGAAGACAAAATGAAACTCATAGATATACTAGAAGCATCACAGTTTATTCGTATGCTTCCATTCAAGTTGATTGCTGGTGATATTAACAAAGCCAAATATTTTTATGTTCATGCATGTAAATTGTTTAGTAAGGCGATGAAATGAGTTTAGACTTTATGATGGATTATGACAAGTTCAAACGAACTTGGTCAGTTAAAACGGAACTACCAGTAGAATTCAAACTTACATACTCTGCTGACATTTTCAGTCCAAGTAATCAAGACATTGTAAACATCACTGATAGTGATCGAAGAATTATTGTTATTGATTCAGAGGTGCATGATCTGTATAAGGATAGTATTGCACTTTACTTTGGTGCAGTTAAGTTGAATTGCAAAATACTTTGTGTAGACTGCAAAGAAGAAAACAAAAACTGGAAGAATGTAGATCGTATCTTAGACTTTTTTGAACAGAATGGAGTGTTACGCCGTGAACCTATTATCGCAATTGGCGGAGGTGTTCTGCTGGATATTGTTGGCTTTGCTTGTAGCGTATACCGTCGTGGAATTCCATACATTAAAATTCCCACAACACTTCTTGCCATCGTTGACGCTTCTGTAGGATCAAAAGTTGGTGTCAATCATCTAGGCAGACGTAATCGTATTGGCGCATATTATCCACCACTTGCAACATACATTGATAAGAAATTTATTCGTACACAAAGTGAACGTGAGATTGTCAATGGTATTGCAGAAATATTCAAACTTGCCGTCATCAAATCACCAGAATTATTTCATCTGCTAGAAGAGAATGCCGAGATTCTCATTAATGAAAAGTTTCAGTATGGTGCAGTGCCAGTCCGTGTCATCAATCTTGCTATCACAGACATGATTGCTGAACTTGGTCCTAATCTATGGGAAAAACGACTTGATCGTTGTGTGGATTTTGGTCACACATTTAGTCCTGTAATTGAAATGTCCAACATACCAGATTTATTGCATGGTGAAGCAGTGGCATTAGATTGTTTATACAGTTCATGCATTTCATTCATTCGTGGTTATATTGGCACTGCCGAACTCAAACGAATTTTCAATGTTGCAAAAAGATTGAAACTGAAAACATTTCATCCCGACTTCACAAACATGAAGATGTTGCTGGAAAGTCTCCGTGATGCAACCAAACATCGTAATGGCAATCAGTATGCACCACTGCCAATTTCAATTGGTAACTACAAGATTGTAAATGATATCACTGAAGAAGAAATGAAATTGGCGATTGATGTTTTTGAGGAGATGTGATGCGTAAAGTGGCTGTGGTGACGGGTTGTAGTTATGGTCTTGGTCAAGAGATTGCAGATAGACTGATTAACGAAGGTTATTTTGTATATGGTCTTTCACGTACAAAACCATCAATCAAATTGTTTGCTGCACCAGATACATTTCAATGGATAGAATGTGACATTTCAAAGTCAGATCAAGTTGAAGACGCATTCAAAAGAATTGGCACATACATTGATGTGCTTGTAAACAATGCGGGTGTATATGAGTGGGGTCTTTTTCAGAGTTACTTTACGGTTGAAAAGATAGATCAAATTATTGATTTGAACGTTAAAGGCACAATGTATGTGACACTGCAAGCACTCAAGTTAATGAACAAAAGTAGTAATATTATCTTCATTAACT